CCATTCCTAGCGTGGCAGACCCAGCACAATCTAACCCTTATTTGACAAATCAAGCTGAGTTTATTGCTTGGAGAAGCCAGGTAAGAGCAATTGCAGTAACGCCAACTTATACTTCTGTAATTCCTCCTGAGCCAGCACAACAATGGTCTAATCAACCAACTCCAACTGGTTCAGCAACAATTAATGTAGGCACTGCTAGTGCTACAGTAACTGCTTAATGTTTGGCAATAACCCAATATCTTCTGCTCCGTTTACGAGTCTTAGTAGTAAGCTCGTAGCAAAGCTGTTGTCGGTAACTAGCACTGTTACGGCCAGTATTGGGCGTGTTGTATCTTATTTAAGAACCATTAGTGTTACCAGCACCTCTACAGCATCTTTAAAAGCCCTTGCAAGCCATTTGAAGGCTTTGACAGTATCTGTGTCATCTACAGTGTCTTTGGTGGCAGGAAAGGCTTATTTAAAGGCTTTAAACGTACTTTCTACATCACTAGCCACAATTAGCACTTTAAGGGGCAAAACATTATCGGTAATTAGTACATCTGTTGTTTCAATACAACGGTCTATTGGTAAAAAGCTATCAGTTGCTGTAAATAACACCGTTATTATTGTTGCCAATGGTATTCACCAAATTGGCTTTTTAATATTAAGTACTTCAACTGTTACCATTAAAAAGGCACTAAGCCTAAGTAAAGTATTGTCAGTTTTGGCAAATTCTACCGTTTCAATAGGTAGATTTACTTCAAAATTAATGTCGGTAGTTGTCACAGCTACAGTATCTATAATTAAATCTGCTTTTAAAAAGTTGTCAGTTACAGTAACTTCTGTGGCAACTATTGTCCAGAGCAAGTTTATTTATAGAATATTGTCCGTAATATCTACCGTAACAGCCTCTGTATTGACCGCACGTCAAAAAATGATGGTTGTTTTATCCCATGCATATGTATCAATAAATAAGGGATTAGCTATCAGATTAACCGTATTATCGAATACAATAACAACATTAATTGCTGGATTTATTTCCAAATTTGGTGCTGCAGTACGGTTCACATTTTTAGCCAACGCTAAAGACAGAATGGTAGAGTTGTACAAGAAGAGAAGCGTTCTTGCTAACACAAGTAATACAAAGGTTCAAAAATGAGTAGCCAATTTAGTTACAAATACACTACCGAATCAGAATTATTTTCATTTGATTTCAATCCCGTATTGCAACCAACTGAAACACTAAGTTCTGCAAGTTGCACTGCAATAACAGAACAAGGTCTTGACCCAAATCCATCTGCTATCCTTTCTGGCTCACCAGCAATTAGCAATGGTAAAGCCACTCAAAGGGTGATAAATGGTCTTGATGACAACGTGTATCGCTTAATTATGACAGTCACAACCAGCCTAGGCAATACCTATACCTGTGTTGGTGACATTCCAGTTTATTCACCTGCGAGTATGTAATGGGAAAAGCTGACTATTACCGCAGTGGGGACTATAATGGAATCTGCGATAGATGCGGTTTTAAGTTCAAGTTTTCCGATTTAAAGTTGGAATGGGATGGCTTGTATGTATGTACGGCAAATAGATGCTTTGAGATACGACAGCCTCAAGATTATGTTCGTGGTGTCCGTGACAATATGTCTGTACCAGTTTCAAGACCGCAAGCACCAGATACATTTGTTAATACTAACGTGGTTGAGAGATTTGTTAATGGGTACACTCCAAACACATTTACACTAGGATAGAATTATGGGTCGTCCACTTTATACAAATAACGCATACTCAGCACTAGCACAGGGAATTACCCCAACACAAACCACTATTCAAATTGATGGTGGAACTGGAGTTTTATTCCCATCCCCTACTGGTTCTGACTATTTCTACGCCACAATCACTAGTATTAGTAACCCAAACTCCTATGAGATTATTCAGGTTACCAATAATACCAATAACGTATTTACTTGCGTTCGTGGTGCAGAAAATACTACACCTCAATATTTTAATATTAGCGATAATATTGAATTACGCATTACTGCTGCTGGATTAAATACTTTTTCAGGAGCAAATACTGCTAGTAATATTAGTTATGTTCCGTCAGGCACACTTACTTCTACCAATGTACAGGGTGCTATAGACCAATTAGAAGTGCAAGTAAATACTGGTGGTGCAGTAGTTAAACAAGAATATCAAACTGCTTATGCTGGACAAACAATATTTAACATTTCATCTTTTACTTACGCAGTAGGTTCAAATGGATTATTTGTCTATGTAAACGGTAACAAACAAATTAAATCTTTAAACTATACCGAAACATCCAATTCTTCTATTACTTTTTCGACTGGGTTAAATGTCGGAGATATAGTTGAATTTGTTTATATTTAATAAGGAATCGGCATGACAACTTTAATCCCAAAATTTGAGCAAACAGGCTCAACAACAATTAATAGACCTTTTAATTTAAAGCTACAAGAAACTATTTCTGTTAAAGATTTTGGAGCAACAGGAGATGGCTTTACAGATGATACTGCTGCTATTCAGGCCGCTATTAATCAAGCATATGGCACAAAAGCAGCAGTTTATATTCCTGCTGGAACTTATTTAGTTACATCAACTATAAACATTACAAATCCTTGCGCTATATATGGAGATGGTGCTGGAAGTATTATTACTCAATCATCAAATCTTACAGTTTTTAATATTCAAACTTATGCTGGAAATAGTATTTTTGAAAAGTTTGTAATAACTTCTCCTACTCAAGCAAGTGCTGGAACCTGCATTTCAGTAAATGCAAGTAGTTGTACTTTTAGAAATATACAAATATTTAATGCTTACAACTGTTTTGTTCTTACAGGTGTTCAAGATACTGTTATAGATTCTTGTATTTTATGGCAATTTTTCTATAACGGAATTTTATTAAATGGCAATAATAATGATAATTTTATTAATAAATGTTTTATAAACGGTCAAACAGGCTCTCCGTTTCCTAGTGATGTCAGCACTTATACAACAGGAATTAATATGGTTGACAAAAGTGATGCTACTTTTGTTACTGATTGCGAAATTATTTTATGTAATGTAGGTATAGGCTCCTCAAGTCCTTCTGGTACAAATTTTCCAGGATTTTCTACTATTTCAGGTTCATATTTTGATAGTTGTAAAAGACCAGCTTATTTTTCAAATTTACGATTAACTAAATTTGTTAATTGTTGGTTTGGTGCATCAAGAGCAGACCAAGGATGTTTTTTAACGCAAAATTGTTTAGCTTTAACTTTTACAAATTGTTCATTTCAAGGAAATATTCAAGATGGACTTTATATTGATTCAACTTGTCAAAACATTACAGTTTCAAATTGTGTTGCTATAAATAATGGAATAGGAACAACAATTTATTCTGGAATTTATGTTGCTGCAAATACAAATAATTTTAGTGTTATTGGATGCACTTTAGGATGTTCTTCTATTCCTCCATCTGGCGGTGGAAGTGTTCCACAAAAATATGGAATAACAGTAGGTTCAGGAACTTCAAATAATTATATTATTACTAATAATTTAGTTGCTGGAAATATTACCGCAGGAGTTTCTGATGGTGGTACAGGCTCAAGTAAAAATGTATCTAACAATTTTGGATAATTAAATGCCAACTTCATATACTCAAAATCGTGATGCAGTAATCAATGGAGCACTCCGTGTGTTGGGTGTTATTGGTGCTGGTGATACCCCTACTCCACAAGATTATGCCAATTGTTCTGAAGCCTTAAACCTATACATTAAGCAACTTCAAACAAAAGGTATGCCATTGTGGTTGGTAGAAGACTTGCCAGTTCCGATGATTGCAAACCAATATGTATATACACTAGGCCCAACTGGGGATATTGTTTGCGATAGACCATTAAGAGTGGTAATGGCATTTATTAGAAATCCTCAGAATCAAGATACAACGCTACAAGTAATATCTCGTCAAGAATATATGCAGCAAGGATATAAACCATCCCAAGGCATTCCTAACCAAGTCTATTATGACCCACAATTAGGCAATGGCGTATTGTATGTCTATAGCAATCCTAATGCAGATGGATGGACAATTCACTTACAAGTACAAACACCTATTTCAGACATCTTAACTCCAGGCTCTATTCCTGAGTTTCCTCCAGAATGGTTTAATTGCTTAAAGTTTGGATTAGCAGACCAACTATCTTTAGAGTATGGTACTCCTCCACAAGTTCGTGCTGAGATTGCACAACGTGCCGCTAAACTAGAAGAGATTATGACTGACTGGAGCCAAGAAGAAGCAGATACATTCTTTTCGCCAGATTTTAGATTCCGTAACTAAGGACGTTAAATGGCGATTACCCGTGTCCCATTGGCTCATAACATTGGCTCTCGTGATGGAACCTTGGATAAAGATTCTAAACTTGGAAATGCCATTATTGAAGTTGAAAAGAAGGAGTCTATTGCCTTGGTTAAACGCCCAGGCTTAAAGACATTCCAAACCTTAACAGCAGGAGAAGGCCTTGGTATATTTGCCGCTGGTAGCCACTTACTTACTATTATTGGAAATACGTTCTATGACAACGGAGTGGCTAATGCTACCCATGTTGATGGCACAGACGAATATGACTTTATTTGGTCGGTAGACCAAACACAAGTATTCTTTAAAAATGAAGTTAAAGGTTACGTTTATACTATTGCTACTAGTACAATATTAGACTTATCAGGCACTATTACCACTCAAAGTGGTAACACCGTATCTGGAACACCAGTAGTTACACTATCCGCATCTAACAGTGCAATTCAGATTGGTCAGATTGTTACTGGAACTGGTATTCCTATTGGCACATATGTTTTAACTATATTTGGAACTGCTTTAACATTAAGTCAAAATGCCACCGCTACTGGAACCGCTACTCTTACCTTTACTACCTCTTATCCTGGTGCTACTGTATCGGGTGCGGTATTTGTGGATGGTTATTATGTTGTTGGTACTCCTGAAGGCTTACTTTATAATAGTAACGTAGAAGACCCTACCACTTGGCAAGCGATTAACTATATTGGCGTAGTATCCGATGCTGACCCATTATTAGCCATTGGTCGTACAATTAACTATATTGTTACCTTTGGCGGTCATCATATTGAGTTCTTCTATGATGCTGGTGCGTCCCCAGGTAGCCCATTTCTTCCTTACCAAAACTCTGTAATTCAGTTTGGTATAGCTGGTGAGGATACTTTGGTGCAGATGGACAATACCCTTATTTGGATGGGTACAAGCCATCAAAAGGGATTCCAAGTCATGGCAATGGCAGGACAGTCCCCACAGATTATCTCTAACCAATACATTGAACGTATCATTAATCGTTGTAACCCAGACTTTGCATATGCCTTTAGTATTAAGACATCAGGGCATTCCTTATACATATTAACCCTTAGAGACTTAGGGTATACCCTAGTATATGACTTTGCTCAAAGTGGTTGGACATATTGGACTTCTACTGAAAATAACGTAGAAGGGTATTTTAAGGGTCAGTTTTATACTAAATACGAAGATAAAGACCTTTTACAGCACGAAACCAATGGTAAAGTATATGAGTTTGATTCCAATACCTATACCGATGATGGCAATCAAATTGCAGTATTAGCCCGTACCCCTCTTGTAGATGGTGGCACTAATGTCCGTAAGTTCTTTGGATGTGCTCAAGTTATTGGCGACAAAATAGACTCCTTTGCCTTAATGCGCTATACCAATGATGATTACCAAACTTGGTCTGCTTGGCAAGATGTCAACTTAAATGCCCCACAATCCCAAGTAACCCGTAATGGTCAGGCTCGTAGAAGGGCATTTGACTTACTTCACGTAGATAATGTACCCTTACGCTTAGAGTACTTAGAGCTAACAGTAGAGTCGGGGGATACATGATTACTTACCAAGAAGAGACTTATGACCAAGTTATTGATGAAATTAAACCTTTATTGGAAGACCATTGGGAAGAAATAGCCCTAAATAAAGAGGTTATTAAACTTAACCCAAACTATGAATTGTATGAAAAATTATGCAATTCTGGAATGATGAGGATTGTTACCGCTAGAAATGACGGTAAATTAATAGGTTATTGTATTTGCATTATTAACTACAGTTTGCACTATAAAGATAGTCTTACGGCTACAAATGATATATTTTTTATATCTAAAGATTATAGAAAAGGCTCTACAGGAGTAAAATTGTTCATTAAGAACGAGGAAATCCTAAAGAGCTATGGTGTTCAGCGTTTAATAATGAATACTAAAGTACACCAAGATGTTGGTGCAATATTTGAGCGTTT